ATTAAAGATACTGCTATTCTTTCGCAATCAAAGTTCTTCACCAAGAAGGACATGATTCCCACTACAATTCCCGTTATCAATGTTGCATTGAGTGGTAGGTTGGATGGTGGTCTTACTCCAGGACTGACGATGTGGGCAGGTCCAAGTAAGCACTTCAAGACTGCATTCAGTCTACTCATGGCAAAGTCGTATCTGGACAAGTACCCAGATGGTGTTCTGTTGTTTTATGATTCGGAGTTTGGTACTCCGCAGTCTTACTTTGATTCGTTTGGTATCGACACCGAGCGGGTTGTTCACACTCCAGTTACTGACGTTGAGCAATTGAAGTTTGATATCATGCAGCAACTCAATGACATTGAACGTGGTGATCGTGTTATGATTGTCATTGACTCCATCGGCAATCTTGCATCGAAGAAAGAAGTTGAAGATGCACTGGATGGTAAGGCAGTTGCAGATATGTCACGTGCTAAGCAGATGAAGTCATTGTTCCGTATGGTAACACCGCACCTGACTCTGAAAGATATCCCGATGGTTGTAGTGAACCATACATATAAAGAGATCGGTTTGTATCCGAAAGACATCGTTGGTGGTGGTACTGGTTCGTATTATTCAGCAGACAACATTTTCATTCTTGGTCGTCAGCAAGAAAAGGAAGGTACGGAAGTTGTTGGATATAACTTTATTATCAATGTAGAGAAGTCGCGTTATGTTAAAGAAAAATCTAAAATCCCTGTTTCTGTTCGTCATGATGGTGGTATCAGTCGTTGGTCTGGGTTACTTGACATGGCGTTGGAATCTGGACACGTTGTTAAACCTTCCAATGGATGGTATTCTAAAGTCAACACCACTACAGGTGAAGTAGAAGATAAGAAGTATCGTTTGAAAGAAACTGATACAAAAGACTTCTGGTTGCCTATTCTAAGTGACAAGACATTCCGTGATTGGGTATCTGACCATTATCAAGTTGGCACTGGTTCAATTCTTTCTGACGATAATATTGACGCAGAACTGGCGGAAATTGAAGATGAAGAAGTTTGAAGAAGTTGACTTCAAAGGTAAATCAGCAATTAGGTTGCTGAATAATCAGTTTGAGGGTATACTTGTTGTTCTGGGTCGAGTCGCTTTCAATGAGGAGGGCGACTCCCTCAGAATGAGTTTTGATTATGATGTGGTTGATGATAATGATGTGGTCTATATTCAAGAAGAACTTGAAACTGAGATCGGCGACTGCATCATGGACATGATCCAAGCAGGAATTGAAAAGAACGATTTAGTTTATACTGGCGGTGTTGATGACAATAGAGAAAACGATCCTCGCGAATTTGATCCACAATGAGACGTATGCAAGAAAAGTAATTCCGTTTCTCAAGAAAGAATACTTCTCCACAACGGAGGGTGTTCTTTCTGAGATCATCGTTAAGTTCTTTGGCGAGTATAACAAACCCATAACTCCGGAAATTCTAACCATAGAGTTGGGTAATCGCCGAGATCTTAATGAGCAGCAATTTAAGTCTGCTAAAGAAGTAGTAGAAAATCTAGTTTGTGATCCAATCAATGAGACATGGTTGCTCAATGAAACTGAGAAGTTTTGTAAGCAACGTGCGATCTACATTGCAATCATGGATTCCATCAAGATTATTGATGGTGGGGATAAACAGAAGTCTCCAGATGCAATTCCACACATGCTTTCTGAAGCACTTGGTGTTTGTTTCGACTCTCATGTTGGTCACGATTATTTGGAAGACGCAGACGCTCGTTATGACTTCTATCATCGTGTGGAAGAAAAACTGGCATTTGATCTTGACATGTTCAATAAGATTACTAAAGGTGGTCTATCCAAAAAGTCTTTGAATATTGTTCTGGCAGGTACTGGTGTTGGTAAGTCACTGTTCATGTGTCACGTTGCAGCGTCTTCATTGGTGCAAGGTAAGAACGTCCTGTATATCACCATGGAAATGGCAGAAGAACGTATTGCAGAACGTATTGACGCAAATCTACTTGATCTGACGATGGACGAACTGAAGGTCGTCGATAAGGAGATGTTTGACAATCGTATTAATAAACTGTCGCGCAAGACTCATGGTAAACTGATTGTCAAAGAGTATCCCACTGCGACTGCTCATAGTGGGCACTTCCGTGCATTACTTGAAGAGTTGAAACTGAAACGTGAGTTTATTCCAGACATCATTATGATTGACTATCTTAACATCTGTGCATCAGCAAGAATGAAGATGGGCGCATCAGTAAACTCGTATACTTTTGTTAAAGCGATTGCAGAAGAACTTCGTGGTCTAGCAGTTGAATATAATGTTCCGATTCTATCAGCAACTCAAACAACTCGTTCTGGTTATACGAACACTGACGTTGGCCTTGAAGATACATCTGAATCGTTTGGTCTTCCTGCCACCGCTGACTTGATGTTTGCATTAATCTCAACCGAAGAACTTGAACAGTTGAATCAGATTATGGTGAAGCAACTCAAGAATCGTTATAGTGATCCAAACTATTTCAAGCGATTTGTAATTGGAGTTGACCGTGCCAAGATGAAACTGTATAATGTAGAGTCGAGTGCGCAACAGAACATCTCTGATTCTGGACAAGTGAAAGACGATGGTCCAGCGTTTGATAAGACTGCCATCGGTCGTAGAGTTTCTGGCGAGAATAAAGATTTTGGTGGGTTTAATTTTTAAAAAGCATACATAGTATATACGTTTTACATTAGGAGAAATAAAATGGTTAAAGTTGTTGTATTAAAACCAGAAGAGGTTGTTGCAAGACCAGATTTGGTCGGTACATGGTTGACCGATGAGCATTATCATACTTTGGTTGAAGAGGATATGGATCTGTATCTCCCGCCATCGTGCGTGAGTGAACTCGGTGTTGAGGATAACTGTGAGATGAAGAAGCAATGTTCGTCTTGCGATAAAGGTTTAAGTGAAAAGAATATCGTATTCAAGTTCCGTAAGAACTACTTTTCTCCAGAGATGGTTCAGTCGGCATACGAAGGGTTGCGTGATGCAGCACAGGAAACGCAGAACCGTGGTACTGCTGCTGGTCCACGTGAAGGCAAACTAGGAAATAGAGATTGGGTAACAGCATATGAATGGGATATTTTGGACGCTATTCGTGATAATCGTGGTAACTTGTTTGGTGAAGATCCGATTACTGCCGTGGAAAACAAGTACAGAGACCAACCAAAAGACGTGGTCACTGGTAGAGCACAAGTATGGTCAATTGAAAGAGTCCGCGATGCGAATTTCAACTTCGCTGATTGGGTCGCTAAAGTCCGCAATCTCTCACCTGAAGAAGCAGCAAACGAAGCAGAATGGGTCGAGAAAGAACTAATCTGTAAGACAACTTATGCTAACTCTGTTCTTTCTGGTATTGCTGGTTGGTACGATCGTTATCCTCGTATTCCTTGGGGTCGTGCGACATCGTATACTGAACAGAACCCAGATAAGTTTGCTAAGTCGTATCCTTATCTACAGAAACTGGCAAGTGCATTTGAAGAAATGCTCCCTTGGCGTTATAACAATCAGAAACGTGCTGCTGATAAAGTAGACCCGAAGTTCTTGGTTCCTGGAACACCATTCTCAACTATTACTGTTAATCGTAACTTTAGAACTGCAGCGCATTATGACCCAGCGAACATGGATGATGGATTTGCTAACATTTGTGTGTTCAGCAATAGTGACAACTATCGTGGTGCTTACCTTGTATTTCCTGAGATTGGTTACGCAGTAAACATTCGTCCAGGTGATCTTCTGTTCGTCAATAACATGGCAGGTTTGCATGGTAATACCGAACTGATTCTTGACGACCCTAATGCAGAACGTATCTCGATCATTGCGTTCTTCCACGAAGGTATGTTGACACTTGGTCCATGGGAATATGAACAGACTCGTAAAGCATTCGTTGATAAATGTAAGAATGATATGACTCACAAATACTGGAAACCACGTTTCAATGGTGTATATCCAGGAATGTGGGAAGGTGAAGAGTGGGCAGATTTCCTACTGGAACATCCAGAAGGTAAGACTTGGTTGAAGCAATTCCATCCAGAACTGTATGACTTTAAGTTTAATTCTCTTGAGGAATTCTTCGGATAATGTGTAGTGTTATTGGTGCGGTTCTCGTTAAACCAGACGAGAACCAATTTGAAATGTTAAAGCGTGTGTTCCACGAATCTCGCATTCGTGGGATGCATGCTACTGGTTTATCATATGTCAAAGACGGTAAGGTATGGACGGTTAAACATCCCGTTCCAGCAGATCAATTTCCATTCGAGTTCAACGAATATGTCAATGAAGACGGCAACTTATATCTTGTGGGGCACTGTCGGTACTCTACTTCTGATCTTGAATTTAATCAACCTATTGCTAGTGAATCATTCTCTGTAGTTCATAATGGTGTTATCACTCAAGAACTTCCAGAACATTGGAAAGAATTGTATGGTTATGATTGTGAAACCAAGAATGATACAGAGTTGATTTTGCGAACTCTTGAACGTGGATTGTCTCCATTGAAAGAATGGCATAACTCCTCTCTGGCAGTGTGTGAGTTGTATGCTGATAAGAAAATTAGGTTTTATCGTAACGGTAAGCGACCAATTTACTTTACTTTAATAGATAATGGATGTATAATTACATCTACTGAAGACATTGCGAACCGAGCAGGGGTTTCTGCATTATCTTGTAAACCACCGATGAATACCTATATCACTATTGACTCTAAACTTGCATTTATTATGGAAACAGTCAATACTGAAGATAAAGACCTACAGGAAGTTGATTATGAAGTTTGTACCCGCGTCTACGGTTCAAGAGATAATTGATAATTCACCAGCAGGTAAAAATACTAAATTCTTATCTGCGGCACATTCTCTTTGGACTAGATTTAAGAACTATGACAAATGCCCACCATTGGCATACGAAGACAATGGTGAAATAGTATGTTTAATCTTTTCTACATTTAATCGAGATGGATACGCAAATCTCTACGAAATTGTTACTGTGGAAGGAAATGAAGGCAGAGGATTTGCGTCGCGCTGTTGGGATGACTGGATCAAATATGCAGTCAACGAACGAAACTCCAAGCGACTCAAAATCTCCTGTACCCCAAGTTCCGTCACATGGCACAAACGAAACGGACTCATCTTCTGGGCAGTAGATCCTAGTGGATCATTACGTTCAGATCAACCGCTGTTTGATAAAAGAACAACTCAGTTACTGTACCAAGCAAATGCAGTGCAAGCACCAACAGTTGCTGCGTGGGATTTACCAGAAAAAGTAAAGAAGCAATTCTTAACTGAAGGTATTGATGATCATGGGTTTGGTGCTAAGAAGAAAGCAAAGACTCAAGAAGCAATTGATAACGTAAGAGAATTTTGGTTGCGTGATTATTTGTTGCAGTTAAAACAAAATAACCTTGAAGAGTTTTTTGGATGAATTATCTCGAGAAGCAAAATCGCCGAGAGGCATTTATTCGTTGGTACGCTTGGTCTTTGCAATATGGTGATTGCGACCCTGCTGTATGGGCAACTAATTATCTAAACAAACGATATGAACATAACGATGAACAACGTCTGTGGTTATGTTGGTTGTATGGCAACACATACTATCTACCAACTGCATGGGTATTGATGAATGAGTTTCCAGACTTTGAGTTAGCAACTGTGGATCGTATGGAGCAGTGGAATACTGCTAACTACAAACGACTGCGTTATCAAACAGATACAAAGTGGAATAAGGGTCATCTTCCTGCGATGTTCGAATCATATCAAAAGT